CGCTTAGTAGCAAAAGCATTCATTCCAAACCCAGAGAATAAACCACAAGTAAACCATATTGACGAAGATAAATCAAATAACATGGTTTCTAATTTAGAATGGGTAACAGCTAAAGAAAACTGTAATCATGGTAGTAGGAATATTAAAGTTAGCGCAAATAAACGCATTAGAATAAGATGTATTGAGAATAATACTGTATATAATAGTATGTCTGAATGTTGTAAAAGTTTAAACTTAAATATATCATGCCTTAGTTCAGTATTAAACGGGAAAAGTGAACACACTAAAGGTTTCACATTTGAAAGGATTGAAGATAATGAATAACGCTCATATGTTTAGAAAATTGTTCCCAAATGGTTGGCTTATTGATGTAAAGCACAATCCAAATGGGTTTGGTGATATGTATAGTACAAATTATAACTATTCAGTAATGATGCAACATGTACCAAGTGGATTTGTTAGATTTGAAAATATTGAAACGGCGCAAGAAGTTTTTCAACTTATCGCAAAATATGCAAAATAAAAAAAGCCAACTCATACGAGTTAGCCTAAGATAGTCTAGGGTAGGAGGAAGTACCCTTGCTATAAATATATTATATCATAAAATAAAAGTTTTGTGTTGACAAATAAACGTCAATATGATACAATTATAATTATAAAACATTAGGAGGAATTTAAATGAAATTACATGATGGAATGTTAGTAAAACGCAAAGATAATGGGGCTAAAGGTGTAGCACATAAACTTCAAGGTGGTATGTGGAAAGTCAAATATCATGACGGAACACACACATATACTACAGAGAGTGCTTTTAAAAACCTTTTTGTTATTCCTGAATTAGAAGTTAATTTTGAAGATTCAAAATGTGATGGTGTTGAACCTGATGTAGAAGTTTATTTTGATGATTCAAAACATGATTCAGATTTGATTGACAATCAAATTCATTACACAGTTAACGGTATTCAACCAATTCAAATAATGAAAGCTAACATGACAAAAGAAGAATTCAGAGGTTTCCTAGAAGGAAATATTCTAAAATATCCATTACGTTATAAACACAAAAATGGACTAGAGGACCTTAAAAAAGCAAAAACATACCTAACTTGGCTGATTGAAGATATTGAAGAAAGAGGGTTGTAATATGGCTATGGAAAACGATTTAGTACGAGTATTCAAAAGAGATGTAGGAGATTATAAAAAGATTATGTTGTATTGCAATTCGTCATTAAGTGAACAAGAATATCTTGAAGTAACGCAGTACCCAGATGGAGATTGTGTTGTATATCTAAATAGTGAATACAATGAAGAAATAACGTTAAGTAAAAAACAACTAGAAAAACTAATGGAGGAACTTAAATGATTGAAAAATTTGAACCATTGTTTGAACCGTATGAGAGATACGCAGTTTCAAACATGGGATATGTGATTGACCGTGACACAGGTTTAACGGTATGGAACTCATATGATGACAACGGCAAACCATATGTAGTATTAGAAGGCTCACACAACAAGACACGTAAATTTTTTATTGCTAACTTAGTAGCTGAATCATTTGTACTAAACAAAGATAATCTAGGCTACCTATATTATAAAGATGGTGATGTTAATAACACGCACTCCAACAACCTTGGGTGGGCTATTAACCCACAAGAAGGTAAACAACGCGTGGCACGCCCACTGCGCAAAAAAGTAGAAGGTAAACGTCATAAATTAATTATTGAAATTAATAAAGCGATTGACAAAGATAAATGGGACACTGCTAAACGACTTGGTAAAGAGTTATGGGAATTAGAAGGTTTTAATTGGGAAGGGAGGAATACACCAGCTCAATATTAGGTGTATATATTATGATTGAAGAATGGAAAGATATTAAAGGATATGAAGGTTTATATCAGGTTAGCAACTTAGGTAGAGTTAAATCATTAGAGCGTATAACTAATATGAAAGACGGACGTATAAGAACTGAAAGGGAGAAGATATTAAAACCTATCAAAGACAAACATGGTTACTATAAAGTAAGACTATACAAAAAAGATGGTAAGAAAGAGTTTAAGATACATTCACTTGTATTATTTACATTTGTAGGAATACGTAAGGATGGTATGGTTGTAAACCATATTGATGAAAATAAATCAAATAATTCACTATACAACTTAGAGTATATTACACAAAAAGAAAATATAAATCATGGTACAGGTAATATCAGGAGAAGTAAAAACCAACCAAACAGTATAAGATTAAAAGCAATGAAAAATGGTATTTATTTAGAATTTAACTCTATAACACAATGTGCAAATAATCTTAATTTAAACATTTGTCACATAAGTTCTTGTTTGAGTGGAAAAAGAAAAACGCACGGAGGTTGGCAATTTGAGCGCATTTAACTATGATATTCATTACACAGGTAGTAAAGGAAATTCAGTATCAATATATACTAATCAATTTAATATATTAGTTGATGCAGGTAAGCCTTACAAATTTATAGAGCCATTACTATATGAAAAACATTTTTTAATATTTACGCACAGACACGGTGACCATTTCAAACCAGCAGTATTTAGAAAAATACGTGAGAACTTCCCAAATATTAAAATTCTAGCAAATGAAGAAGTAAATAATTTAATGTTTGAAAAAACTAAAATGGGTGCAGATGTTGTTTTTAGTGATAACTTTCAATTTCAAATTGGTACAATGAAATTCACAACTATTCAGAACTATCATGGTGCTGGTGAAGAATTAGTTGACTGTCATGGATTAATTATTGAAGATATTGAATCTGGTGAAGTATTATTATATGCAACTGATTTAAGCACTACAATAGATTATCAGGAATATTTAGATAAAAACTCTTTACAAGTAGACTACTGTCTGTTAGAATCTAATTACAATCCTTTAGTAATTGAATTTTATGAATTAACAAAAGCGCACACTGGTTTTGATATTTTTAGTAACGGTTCATATCGTCACTTAGCTTCAACTGAACATAAAGAATTTACAGAAAAGTATTGCAAAGCAGATTCAATTGTGGTACCATTACACCAAAGCGAAACATATTCAACTTTTGAAGGACTAATAAAACGTACTAAAAAATCAGATAACAAGATTACAGAGAAAGAGGTGAAAGCATGGTTGGAGAAAAAGAAACATATTTAGATATAAAAGCTTATGAGGGATTATATCTAGTTAGTAATTTAGGTAGAGTTAAAAGAAAATATATTGATTCAGAAAGGATATTAAAAGGGTATGAAAACGAATGTGGATATATAGTTGTTTGTTTGTCTAAAAACGGCAAATCTAAGAACTTTAAAGTTCACCGCTTAGTAGCAGAAGCTTTTATACTAAACCCAGAAAACAAACCAACCGTAAACCATATTGATGAAGATAAAACAAATAATAAAGCTGACAATTTAGAATGGGCTACAATGAAGGAACAGAATAACCATGGTACGAGGAATAAACGCTCATCAAAAACGCAAGGAATGAAAATAAAAGCAATAGATATTGCAAATGGTGAATATAATATCTACAACTCACAACAAGAATGCGCTAAGAGACTGAACATTATGCAATCAAGTATTAGTCAATGTATTAAAGGAAATATGAAACAAACTGGAGGTTATATTTTTGAAAAAATCACAAATGAGTTATAAAACGTTACTGATGTTAGATTATGGTTATACTGTAAATGACCTACTAAACACATTAGAGGAACGAACAGACCTAATTAAAATGGGATTCACATTTAACGAGATTTTCAAAGCTAAGTGGTTACGATTGAAAGCGGAGGACGAACGCAATGGAATTTGAAATTGCAATTAAAACCAATGGTGTTCAGTCAATCGAATTTGCAGACTACGAAAAAATACTAAATGACGCGCAGAAGTTGGCTGATAAAATGAAAGAGCAAGAAGTTACAGAAGAAACAATCAAAGAGAATAAAAAGTTAGTAGCTACAATCAATAAACGAATTAGAGAACTAGACACACAACGTAAACTAGTAAAAAGTGAAATCATGACACCTTATGACGAACTAAACGAAAAAATACAGACTTTAAAGGACGTACTAAAGGAAGGTATAGAACATGTTAATGTACAAATTAAAACATTCAACGAGCAAGAACAAAAAGAACGTACATTACAAATTGAAGAACTTTTCAATAAGTACCAAGCTTCATATAATGCGCCACAATGGCTATCTTTTGATAAGTTCATTGCAAAAAACAGAAGTTTAGTAACTAATAAAGCAACCTCACAAAAAACAATCACACAAGCAATTGTGATGTATTTTGAACTGTTTAAACAAGACTATTCAGACTTGAAAGAACAGGTAACAGACAAAGATGACCGCATGGCAATACTTATTGCATATTCAAGAAATGGTTTCAATATGAATGAAGCTATTGAAGAATTTAAAGAAATGAAGTCAGAACGTGAACGACTTGAAAAGGAACAACAACGAGTAAGAGAAACAAAAGTTCCTGACATTGTAATTTTAACAGGAAATGAAGATAAAGTTGTTGACAAACCAATTGAAGTGAGTTATACTAATATTAAGGTTAAGACATCAGACTTAACCAAACTAAAACAATTAGGAATTGAATGGGAGGAAATTTAAATGATTATCAAAGAAGATGTATTGCGTTGCACGTATTTTCCAAAGGATTTAAAAGAAGGAAGTATCACATTTAAAAAACTGGTAGAGCGCAGAAATAAACACAATGCCCCAGAATTTGACTTTGATGGTACTACGTTTTATGTTGAAAGTATGGAAGTAGAATATGAAACAAATGAGTTCCACGTTATGAGGGCTATTATTGTAAAAGAAGCAAAAGGCGGACAGTCAATTGAGAAATTTAATCTTGAAGTGGATTATAACGCAAACACAATGACATTGGAGGAAATTTAAATGGCTGAATTACCATTATGGAAGTTACACACATTAGAAGGTAAAAAAGAAGTACTCTTTATTAATGGAATAGCAACATATGGTGAGAGTTATATTATGATTGATAATGTACGTTTTGGATTTATTGAGTTTACAATGGTTAATAACTATGACGAGTACACTCTTAAAGGTACTGTATACGAAGCTGGTGATATTGAATTAATTAATATCTTCATTAATTACAATCAACGTTATATTATTTTAGGAAAATAAGGTACACAAGTTAGGGAAAGTATGTTATACTATTTAAGTAGTAAAAAAAAAAAATAAAAACAAATTATTGGAGGAATTTTATTATGTCAGAAAAAACAAAATTAGTTATCGTGAGTGTAGAGGATTCAGAAATTTCAACTAAATTACAAGTGGCAAAATTAGACTATTCAGAAATGTATGACGCAGTAGCATACAAACAACAATACAACAAAGATACTGAAAAATGGGAAGATTCAGAAGAAGCTATGAAAAAATATAATGAAGCACTAGAAGTTGCTGGCGGTTCATTTGAAGAAGATAATGAAATTGAACTATTTGTTGATGAACAATCAGGTAAAGCATACTTTACAGAAGGGTCTGGCTTTATCAAAATTGAGAAACCACTAGTTAGCTTAAAACGTATTAAGAAAGCACCAATTGTTGCAATTCAAGATTCGCCTAAGTGTCGTTCAGTAGTAATTGAACATAAAGGTAAACATTACGCATTTAACTTTAATACAGGTGTATGGTTAGAAAAGAAAAAACAATTTATTCCAAACAAAGCAAAAATTGCAAAAGCAAAAGTACGCTTCAACGAAGTATTTGAAGATGTGGGTGTGGATTGGGACAATGCAAAAGAAAAAGCAATTGGAATGGTTGTTGACGTAACAGTTAAAAAAAATGAATTAGACACAACAAGCAACGTTGGTTGGTTAGAAGCGTTACCACTTGACCCAGATGACCAACCAGAACAAAAACCAGTTGAAGAAGTTTATCACTCAATTGACATTACAGCTGATGATTTACCATTCTAAAATATTTAAAGAAAGTTGACTAAAACAGTTGACTTTCTTTTTTTCTCATGATATACTTAGTTCATAAGATAAAGAGAGGAAGTAATACAAATGACAATCAAACAAATTCAAGAATACGCTAACCAATACGGAAACACAGTAACAGAACAAGAGATTAAACAATTTTTCGCAGAACACAACGGACAACCTAGCGCAATGGACTTAGCAATTTTCGTTGGCGCAATGAATGAAGATGGAACAAGAAATTAAAATAAGAGTAAGAGAGGTAATGAGAATGAAAAACAGATTCAAGATAGGACAATACGTAGAACTTAAAAATGACAATCACAATGGTATTGGTAGTAAAGGTGATAAGGTAGTTATACTAGCTAAACTATTTAAACTAGTAGATGGTGTAGATCTTATCTGTAGATTCTCTAATGGGTGTACAGAAGGTTTCTTACAACGTGAGTTGAAATTAGCAACAAAAACACTTGACAGAATCACATTAATAAAGTAGAATAATAGTATAAACAAATTGGAGGAATTAACACATGAAAAATATTGCAGAATTTAAAAAGGCACCAGAACTAGCTGAAAAATTATTGGAGGTATTCAGTAATCTAAAAGGTAATTCACGAAGTCTTGACCCAATGAGAGCTGGTCAACATGATGTGGTTGTGATTGAATCTACCAAAAAGTTATCAGCAAAAGGAAAAGAAATGAAAGTAGTTAAAATGCGGTCATTAGAAGATGGTAGGGACGTTATAAGCTACATCATGAAGTTTCGTAAATATGACTGGGACAAATGGAAAAATGTTGAAGTTGGTGACCGTTTATTAATTGATTTAAAATTTAGCAATGGTTTTGCTACAGTCAAACCTATTAGAAGTATTTCAAAAGGTAATGATACACCATTTAAACCAAGTGAAGCATTAACAAAACAAACCATTTTATTATTTGATATTGAGATTTTTAAACATGATAGTTTATTTATATTTCGTGATTACTTCACCAAAGAATGGTTTATCATTAATAATGACCTTGACGAATTACGCAAGTTTTATCTTGAATACCGTGATTCAATGTTTATTGGGTATAATAATGCGTCATATGATAACAATGTAATGCGTGGGTATTTACAAGGCAAAAATGCTTATCAGATGTCTAAGACAATTATTGAATCAGATAATAGAGGTCTAGTTTATAAGATGTTTGATAGCCATAAAACACCATTGTTTGGAATGGACCTGTACCAAGATAACAAAGGTTTTAGCTTAAAAGAGCATTCAGCATTCTTAGGTATCAACATTAAAGAAACAGAAGTAGATTTTGACATGGATAGACCATTGACAGATGAAGAAAAAGAGAAAAACGTTGCATACTGTATGAATGATGTATTAGCAACTGAAAAACGTTTTGAACAAAACATTGGTATGTTATTGGCTAAAGCAACCATTGCTTTAATGTTTGACATGGATAAGACAGACCTATTACAAACCAATGCTAATTTAACAGCTAAGTTACTTGGTGCAACTAAACAAGAAGTTAGACCAGACTTAACAGACCCATTAGAATTAGATAAACGATTAAACATTAATACAAAAGAAATTGCAGAAGCATATCTTAACCATGAGTTTGAACTAAATGAAGATGGTAAATTAAATGTGTCATTAGAGTACACGGACGAAGATGGATATACAATGATTTTTGGTAGTGGTGGTGTACATGGTGCTAAAGCCAGTTATATTCACATTGGAATGTTCCCAATGCGTGACTGGGGTTCATTATACCCAAACACAATGGAACAATTCAACTTACTATCAAGAAATATTCCAAAGGATAAGATTCACCGTTATGGTGACTTGCTAAAACAACGTATGGACGCTAAGTATTCAGGTGAAGAAGTGGCAAACATTAAAGGTGTAGAAGTACCAACATATGTAATGATTAACGGTATCAAGTTACCATTGAACACTAAGTTTGGTGCTACTGGTGCGCAGTTCAATGGTTTATATGACCCAAGAAACCAATTCTTGGTTTGTGCAACTGGTCAATTGATTATGACAAACATGTATGAATTAATTAAAGGTAAGGCACAGTTCATTCAATCAAATACAGATGCACACGCATATATTCCAAACAGTGAAGCAGATGACAAAGCTATTGATGAAGCTTTAGATGAATTTGCTAACAAGATTGGGCTAACATTAGATAAGGATATGTTCCGTGAAATTTGGCAAAAAGATGTAAATAACTACATTGCAGTACAACCAAATGGAAAAGTAAAAGTAAAAGGTGCTATTGGCTTAACAGGTGGCATGAAAGTGTCAAAAGCGATTGTATCTAATGCGTTCATTAATTACCTAGTAGCTGGTAAAGATTATAAAGACTTTATCAATGAATGTAATGAACTAAGACAGTTTCAAATTATTACTAAAACAGGTTGGACCTTTGATAGAACGGTTGCACGTGATAGTGAAGGTAATGAGTTCAACGCACAGAAGGTTAACCGTGTGTTTGCAGTAAAAGACAAAACTAATGCAGTAGAATTGTTTAAGGTCAAAGAAGGTCAATTATTAGATATTGAAGCTGATGAATTTAAGGATAACATTTCATATACAAAAGGACTGGCAAACGCACCAGAATACTACACAATCAGTAATGAAGCGATTGGCGAAGGTATTACAATTGATGAAGTTGACAAACAATACTATATTGACCAAGTAGAAGATACTCTTGAACTATGGTTTGGTGAAAATTGGAAAGAACGTATTGAACAAGCACATCATGAACGAGAATTACAAGGATTCAAACCAGTGGAAGTAAAAAATTATATTGACTAAAGTATTGACAAACGATAGGTAAGGTGATATACTTTACCTATCAATAAATAGGAGGAATTTAAATGAACGCACTTGAAGTTAAAAGTGTAAAAGAATATACTGTTTTACCAGTACCACGAAATGCAATTCGTGATTTTATTGAAGAATGGCACTACACACACACTCTATAAATGGTCTACAATCATCATACTGTTTTGGTCTATATTGTGGTAATGAATTAATTGGCGCTATGATATATGGTGGCTTAGGTATGGCAAATGTTTGGAAGAAATACGGTGAAACCAAGGAGGAAGTTTTGGAACTTCGTAGACTATGTTTGATTGATGATACTAAACGTAATGCAGAATCGTACTTCATTGGTAAAACATTGAAATGGTTACGTATGAATACAACTGTAAAAACTATTGTAAGTTATGCAGACCCAAATCATGGGCATGAAGGTATCATTTATAAAGCAACAAACTTCACGTTAGTAGGAAAGACAACTAAAACTAAAGTTATAAAATACGGTGATAAGACATATCATGATAAAGCAATCAGAACGAAATACAAAGGTAAACTGAAACCATTTGCGCAACGACTAGTTGATGCTTTAAACAGTGGTGAAGCTTATTATATTGAACAAGAACCTAAAAATATTTATGTAAAGGAATTGATTTAAATGATTACAGTATATACTAAAAACAATTGCATGCCTTGCAAAATGACAAAACGTAAATTACAAGAGTTAGGAGTTACCTATAAAGAAATTAATGTAGATGAAAATTTGGAAGCATTAGAATTTTTAATGGAATACGGATTTCGTTCTTTACCAGTTGTGTTCAATGAAAATGGCGCACCTATGGTAACAGGTGGATATGCACCAAATATCTTAGAAACCATTGTTTCATAGGTGCATTCTAAGCACGTTTCAGATTCAAAGTAAGGTAATTATACATTAAAAAGCAAATAAAGACACCCTATATAGGGTGTCTTTTGTGTTTTATTGATATAATAAAGTGTTTTTGTTTTCAGTGAATAACCAAATGAACTCTTCTGGTAACTGTACATGAGATAATGTATAACCACCGTAAGGTGTTTGCTCTTGCACTACACCTACAGAATTAACTTGGAAATTGAAGTAATCACCTACAGAAAGAACTTGGTCTTTGGTTGGTTGCCCAGTAGCTGGGTTTACTTTATCAACAACACTAACTGGAATACCGTTATCAGTCCAATTAAAGTCAATTTTACCTAAATGTTCGTTATAGATTTGCCACATTCCGTTTACATATTCCAACCCATCAACTCTATAGTTAAAACGTTGTTTTTGAGGTGTTACACTTGGTTTAGATGGTTTGTTAGGTGTTGCTGGGTTTGACGGCTTAGAATCACCCTGAACACCATTTGCTAAGTCTTTAGCAAGTTGTGCTTTACTGATTCCCATTTCTGCTAAGTAACCATATGGGTCTGTGTGGTCACCCCATACATAATCTGATACCCATTTATGAGAGATAACACCTTTTTCCCAAACAGAAGAACCTTGGTCAAGTGTCATAGGAATACCAAACTTTTTACCCATGTCCCTTGTATAATCAATGTATGCTTTATAGTTCTTTTTGAACAATTCCTTATCATGTGTATGTTGCAACTCAATTTGAATAGGTGCATATGGATTTGCATTACCAGCTCCCCATGAAATGTTGCCTTCTGGTGCAATCTTATAAACAATACCACCATCACCAACGATAGCTGTTGTATGTGCGTTAAACCAGTTATTTTTCATGTACGTTGCTTCATTTCTTCCTGTGGCACGTTCATTAGCAGTTTCATGTAAGATAATCTTATTAGGTACTGCAACCTGTCCTGAACCTTCCCAAGGACTTAAATTGAACTCGTTATTAACTTCATATGCGTTAGCTGTTTGCATTCCAGCAAATAAACCAATGGTTGCTAATGCACCAAATAAAATACCTTTTAATTTCATACTTATTTATCCTCCTTATTGTCTTTAATACCTTTTGTGGTTGGGTCTATAACTACTCCTAAAATACTTAACACAACGAATACCGCATTAACAACATCAATTAGTTGTTGGCTCAAACCAGTTAGGTTTGATAAGTCTAATCCAAAAATGTTTCCCACAACTTGAATCAGAACAATTACTGCTGGAATTAAAGCAATCCAGAACGCTTTGTTTTTGATACGTGTTTTCCAATCCATTTTTAACACTCTCCTTATAATATAGTTATAATAGCACCAATAACAGCAACAATGATTGCCCCTGATACAGTGCGTGTTAGCCAAGTTAAACGGTCATTTATACTAGCAATATCTTTCTCATTTTGAATTGAACGGTGATGGGTTTCACTCAATAAATTATTGTTTGCCTTTAATTCATTTTTCAAATCTGGAATACCTTCCAAGTTTGATTCAATTCTAGCTAGTTGCACTTTTATTTCCATAAAGTCCTTATCTTCCATGCCTACATCTCCCTATCTTATTATAATCACCGCCTTTCAGCTACTATTATAGTATAGCATTTAAATAAGGGAAATAGTGTGCTTCACAGGACGATTCTAAGCGTTTTTCAGATTGAAAGTAAGGTGTTTGTACATTAAAATGCAAATAAAAACACCCCTGAAAAGAGGTGTTTTTAACTATAGTAAATCGGAAAGTAACGCTTCTAATTTTGCTAGTCTTTCAGCCATTTCTTCCCTATTTGGTTCTGGTGGTTTATTGGCTTCTTCATCTAAAAACCTTTGGAAATCATTATTTGTATTTCTTGTCAATTCTTTACCATCATAATAATAATTATGGAAGTCAATCAACCCACCTTGCATTGATTTTGCGGTTGTAATATCAATGTCAACCGCAACTTGCCCTTCATTTGGTTCTGTTGAATAACCTGTTAAGAAACCAATTCTATCATTAATCCAAATTTTCAATTCTATCATCCTTTCTACACTGAATATACACCTGTTAACACCCATTTTGCACCATTATTTTGTCCGTTATTTACAGTACCTCTGATAGTAGTTGTTGATACGTATACGTATTTAAATACAGTATCTGTTGCACCGCTACCAGTTCCAGCACCTTGTAACCTCATATTAATACCTTTTCCATTATTAAAGATTGCATGAGCTTTAGGTACTAAGTAATATGTGTAATCCCATGCGTATGGTACACCTGCATTTGTGTCATATGGTTGCCACATGAATAACCATCCGACTGCTACTTCATCCATACTCAATGTTGGTGTTATCACGTCAGTATTAGTTACCCATGAGTTACCACCGTACAACCTGCGTCCAGTATTTGCGAACTGCATTACTAATTCAGCAGTTAAGAAACCACTATTACCTTGTGTATCTAGTAATGACAACCCAGCTGGTGTAAGACTTGCATATTGGTTTACTGAACTGTCAGTATTTAGCACACGTGTGTCAAAACCTTGTGAATATAACCTTGTTGAACCTGTTCTATTTGTTGTTAAGTTATTGTATTCAATTTCCATTTCACCGCCAGCAACTGTTGATACGCCTTCTAATTGTTCGCCAGCTACTGTTGCTTTAAATGTATTCAAAAATTCAGAACCATTGATTGTAGAACCGTTCATTGTGATTGCGTTTAATGTTTCAATGTTTAGCACAGCTTGGTCAATTGTTTGTTCAACCCATTCTGTTTTTAAATCGTCCCAAACTTTATAAGAAGTGATTTTTGGGTTATCTTTTACTTCACGTGTTTCATAGTCACCTAGTCTTGCTATGGTTGGTTGCGGTACTGTTCCATCAACAACCCACCACATATCACCTTGTTTTGGGTTTACTGGCGGTTCTTCTTGTACAAATACACGTGGTATACTTCTAACCTTATTATTTATTTGGTCTGCTAACTTTCTTAAATCATCATTAATACCTGATTCTAAAACAACGAAATCACTTAGTTGTGCTTCAACACTGTCTGTTGTATAATCATACTTCAATTCTTGAACACGTGATTTTAGATATAACTTTTCGTTTTCATCTACTAACTTAATATAGTCACCTACTTGTAAATTGTAAGGTATATTGGCAATGTCAACTTCATATGCAACCAGTGGTTTTCCATAATCTTTTAGATGTTTAACTGCATAGTCACGCAACTTGTTTTGTGCTGTTGTTTCAAACTCTAATTGTTGTTGAAAATAGTTTGATTCGTTGTGCGTTCTTGACCAGTGCTTAACATTCTCTTTGTCGTAAATATAGCCAGTTGCCTTATCTAAATAAAAGCGACCATTTGGGTCTACCCAATTATAACCAACTAAATCAACAGGTTCTTCTTTACCCTCTGGAATACCACCAACTGGTTTTATTGCATTAACCAGTTGGTAAATATCTTCTTTAGTAGTTATTGAGTTAATATCTTTATTAACATAAAGTGTGTGTACTTCATCTGTACCACGCTTCTTCTTAATATCAATATACCTACCTGTTAATTCATTACCTTTAAATGTAAACCTAAAATCAAGTTCTGCATTATCAAATTGCGTTGCTACTGATTGAATACGTTCCAATGCTGTTGCTCCTGAATCCCATTCTAATGCTCTAGTTAGTCCAGATATTTCATTTATACCAACTTTGAAACCACTGCTTGATGTAAATATTTCAATATAGTATTTGATGGGAAATGCTTTTGTTTCCTTGTGTTTACCAACATGTTGGTTTAAAAGGTCCAGTGAAGCATCTTCTAATTCCATACTGCGTGTTTGTGTCAATGGATTGTGTGTTGATTCTAAAATTGTCATCCATTCGTGCTTACCATTTAAGTCTTTATACAAAACATAGTTACCAACTTTGAACACATCTTTAGCAAGTGCGCTTGTTTCTGGTGTAAATGATATATCTAGGCTCATGCGTCTACTTGCAGTTGCTAAACTTATTGTATCCTCTGTTGATGTTACTTTGAATTGAGTACCACCACTAGTTGATACAATATCTAGTAACTTAAATGTCCTATCTGTAATGTAAAAGTCCATACTATTACCTCCTAAATATTTATATACTCATTATAACACAAAAACAAAGTGGTGTAAACCACTTTGTATGTTGTAGGTATGTTATAGGTATGTTTGTTCTAAAATACAATTCACTTCTGGTTGTAGCGCCCATGATGAATAAAAAGGTAGTATCTCATGCTCACCAATTCCTAGTCTAAATGCCTCCCACTGGTTACCAACAACATTCAGTTCATTATTGATAGCCCCATTGATATATACGTTACGCGAGTATGTGTCTAACTCTACTAGGTCACCATCTTTATAATAGTTGCGTACATCTTGTATGTGTTTAACATTTAACCATCTTAATTTAGCGTCTGTCACCATTAACTTATTTGCCATGAAATTACTATATTGTTTAAACCATATTCCAAATTTATCAAGAGGTGATTTATCAGAAACATTATATGTGAATATATAGTTGTCACCAACAATACTATTGTCAGTTTTTGTATTAACACCTTTAATGCTTGCTAACCTCCATTTAATATAGGTTTCAGTGCGTTCTATATTTATTTCATATTTACCTGCGCCAAATTTCTTTTTGTCTAATGTATATTCGTGTACCTTTTTACCCATATACCAACATTCCATTATAGTGTAATTTCCACGTTGCGTTGAATCTCTGAAAAGCGTGTTAATGACTGGATTTCCACTTGTGTCACTAATCATAAATTCTAAATGTGCCATTGCTGGATTTTCTTTGTAATTTAGAAATACAAAACGAATGTTAGCAATAAATGATGCTGTTCTATCGTTTGTTGATGGTGCAGTAATTGGTACAACCGCAGTTGGACCATGCCAAACATCTGTTTTTTCGCTGGTAAACTCTGGTAATAGTGAGTCAACGTCTTTTGTCATGTTTAATGTACCATCAATTAAGTTTGGTGTATCTGGGTTGTTTAGATAATTAGGATATATACTGATGAAACCAGTGTTCTGCACCATGTTTTCTGGTAGGTTTGGTCCCCAAAAGTCTAACCACTGCACTGTTTCTGTTCTTGTCTGTTCTGTATAGTCAACTTCTTCTGGATTACCAAATTGTAAAATATCACCATTCTTATTTAATAAACCCACCATGCCATTATCACCATTCATTTTAAATGAAAAGCGCGGATAGGCTTTATATGTTCCTTTGTTTGAAATTAACAATTCTTTTCGTAATTCAATTAATGATTTTTGATAAGGTATTGGGTCGCCCATATTAAACATAGGTTCGCAAATATCACCACTCACATGGTCACCATACAAACCAAAGTTAATAGACAAACCAACCGTATCTGGGCTTTTGATTGTAACTGTTTTTACATACTCCGTCCAATCTTTCACTTCGTTAGGCATTTGAATAACATGTGTATATGTTTTTCTGATTGGATTGTCTGCCCACTCTATCAAGATTAGTTCTGCCGTTTTGTCTGGTCTTACTTCATTATCAACTACATTTATACGTATTTTAGCACTAAAGGTTACTTTATCACCTACATTTAAATCTAAATTCATACGTCTGTTATATGCGTCATAAAAAAACCATGCTTGGTGAGGTGTGCTGTTGTCTGTATAATAAGCTGGTATACCAGCGGTAAAATCACAACTCAAAACATTTTGCCCAAAGTGTTGTTCTGGCGATAGTTGCGCCCATGGTTTATAGTATTGGTCTTTGCGTTCAAAATTTGAATCTAATACCATGTTACTATTTTTAGTTGTTACATTATTAAAATTTGAAGCTTCTACTTGATGTGCTAAAGCGTCAGGAACATCAAAAGTTAGTGTAAATGGTGTATACTTTGTGTCTGTAGCGTCATACTCTTCTGTCCCTGTGAATATTGCATTAAAATATCTATCTGGCATTTGGTTCAATATAAGTCGTTTTGGTTCGTCTGAATTGATAATTTTAACTAATTCATCTTTAGTTTCTGATACAGTCATACCACTGTTGTCTGATATAATGAAACCATCAATTGATATTGCATATTCACCTAATCTAGTGTTTCTAAAATGTTTACCATCAGTATTTCCAACTGTGTAAAAATCATTGTCTTTTGACAGAAAAGGTACATTTACTTTTGCTATCTGAAATAGGTGACTTGTTTCTTTACCGTCAAATGTAAAACTTCTCAAAAAATCATAGTTTTGTGCCATTTTTATTCTCCTTTATAATTTACTATACTAGTATTATAACACAAAAGACAACCATTGTAAAGGGGTTGCCTTAATGTTTTAAATGTAACCTAAATTACGTCTGTTGTTCCGTTGCTGTGTATTATTTAGGTTGTTAAGTTCCTTGTTAAGCTTCTTACCGTCCAATAACACATCTGTATTTTTAGCTAAGATAGCTTGTAGCAATTCGTTCTGTTGTTGCATTAAAGCAACCACTGTTGCTAAGTCTGTTGATGTTCCTTGCTTAGGTGTGTTGCGTTCTTCCTTCACTCCTAATGCTTGTTTAGCTTGGTTAAGTAATGCCATTGCTCTTCCTCGTTTAGCTGGTTCAGTTGGAATGATAAATTCTGGATAGCCATTTTCAGCAAGTTTTGCAATTTGTGGACCTTTTGCAATACCACCATTATAATAACCTCTAATGCGTCCACCAGATGGACCCCAACCAGATTTACCATAAGGTAAGTCTTGACGCCAGTTAGTATTGTTGAAGAATGCTAGTAATTGGTCATAACCTGAATAAATGTTACCATGTCCTTTTACCTTGTATGCGTCAAACGTTTGTGGGATATATTGAAGCAAACCACGGGCTGGGTTTCCGCTTGCGGTGTTGACATCCCATACTGCTGAACTTTGAACAATCTTTTCATTACCACCTGATTCACGTTGAATCTGCGCTAAGATACCGTTGATTTCACTTTCACTAGCATTTGCTCCCATTTCTTTGGAAGCTTTGATGACTAATGCACGCCAGTTACCATCTACAGGACCGCTAACACGTTCTTCCTCTTCTTTCTTTTTGAATAAGGCTTTCACCTTTTCAGCAAATGCAGTTGTTGCTTTTGTTCCTAAACCTTTTGCCATGTCTAATGCTACGTGTGTTAGACCTCCTAAGTCCATTGCACCCATAATTGCATTTCGTGCTAAGTCTAACGGATTGCCTACCCAGTCCATAATATCACCAATGGTCTGTTTTACCTTGTTAATACCATTACCAACAAATGACTTAGTATTGTCCCACATGTTGCGAACACCGTCCATGAAACCAGTTCCTTTTTTATAGAATGGAATGCGCCCTTTTTGTCCTAATACCATTGATGTTTCTTTGGCATTTAGCACTTGTGTTCCAGCTGGTGCATTCATCATAACGTTTCTACCTTTTGGAATCATTGCTTGACCGTTTGGTGCGATTACCATTTCAGCACCACCGCCGTCATTTACAACCATAGGTCCGCCAATGTGTCCTTCAGTACCGTTTGCATACTGTGGTACGTCCCATTTAGGAATTTGAGGTGCGCCAAACTTTTCTAACACCCAGTTAGCACCGCCAATGATACCATTTACTGGACCACCAATTGCACTCAATACCTTATTGAAAATACCTTTAAATGCACCAGTAACATGACCAGCGCCCTTAGCAATTGCGTCACCTAGACGTCCTGGCAACCCAGTGAACCACTTGATAATTGTATCAATACCACGGCTAAACACCCCTTTTATGTCACCCCAAAGGGTTTTCATAGTACCTGTAAGTCCACTTTTTAAGTTACCGCCAATACCTGTAACCCTACTAAACCAGCGCCATACATCATCAATTATACCAGATATACCTTTTGAAAAGAAACCTTTGACTGCAGCCCACATTGTAGACATACCTTCTTTAAATATGGTTCCAAACCCACCTGCACCTTTTAATATTTTACCAAAGAATGATAGGTTTATCCAGTTCCAAACAACTTGAATAGCCCCCCAGAATATTTTTTTAATACCTTCCCATATTCGGCTCCAATCTCCGTTGAATATACCTTCAAATACCTCAGTCAAGCCTTCAATAATATTGAAAAATCCATCTACTAAACCAATAGCAGAGTCAACAAAACCAACCACAACCTCTATCGCTAATCCAAACAGTGGTGTTAGTTTTTCTAGCCAGAAACTAAGACCAGATAATATGGTTTCACCATGTTCATCCCAGAACTTACTTATCTTATCAAATAATCCACCCAACTTATCTCCAAGTTCTTGAATCTTAGGCATTAGAATAGGTATCAGTTCCTCGCTAACGTATTTAACAACTGTACTCATAATATCGCTAGCAATCTCAAAACTGGTGCTTAAATATCCACCTAGCTTTTCAAGAATAGGACCTGCATACTCCCACATTTTTTTTAATGCTGGCTCTATCTTTGGTAGAATTTTTTCTGTAAAGTTTGTAATAGCATCTGCCGCCTTACCAAACATTGGATTTAAGGAGATACCTATTTCATTCCCAACAGCCCTCAATGAGGACTTAAAGGCGTCCATTCCAGTTGTGTTACTCATTGCGTTGTTCATTGCGTCTTGTGCGCCTTCTACATTATCATATGCCATTGATGTGTTGTTTAATGACTTGATAACATTTAAGCTGTTATCTTCACCTAATGCGGACCAGATTGTACCAGCTTTATTCAGTGCTTCATATTGGTTTTCCATACCTCCAAAGTCACTAATCATTGAACGTATAACGTCCGCTTGTGTTGCTCCACCTTGTTGCCATTGTCTAAACAGTTCTTGTGTTTGACTGCTGAACATACCTATGTTGTCCTCAAAACGACCATCTGTTAATGAAATAGCCATTTCTTTGATTAAGTCATTGACTTTGTCTAAGTTGTATGCTCCACCATCTAAACCACTTTGTAACATGTCAAATGTTTGTTCTGCTGTGAAACCAGCTTGACCAAAAATCTGTGAGTATTCAGCCATGTTGTCGCCTAGTTCGTCTGTTTGGTCAAGTCCCATTTGTGCGCCACGTGCCATCAAGTCCCAAGCTTTGTCTGCGTCAATACCAAAGTTGGTCATCATTTTACCAATACCACGAATGGTCTCGTTTACGTCTGCACCTGTATTTTTAGAAAATGCAATTGCATTACGTGTCATTCGTTGTAGCATGTCATCGTCCATGCCTTCCGCACCCATTACATTTTGAACACGTATCATTGCTTCTGCTACTTCGTTGATGTCGTCTGAATAGCCTTCTGCAACTAATTGGTTAGCTAACCTTGAAACTGCTTGTGCGCTCTCTGCGTCCCAATCAAACGCACCTTTGAATTTGTCAACCGCTTCAATACCAGCATTAATATTTTCAACAACTTCTGTAACAGCGTCACTAATCATATCAATTGCTTTAGTAGCTACCGCCATACCAACACCAGCAACTAAACCTTGTAGTCCTTTACTTGCTAATCCTAAACCTTCACTAGTTTCACCACTTGACTTACCTAATTCTTGCATGCCTTTAGATACTGAATCTAGTTCACTGTCTGTATTGTTTAATTGCTTTTTAAAACCTTGTAACTCTTGTTCAGCTTTGCTTACTTCTGTTGAATTTTTACCAAACTTTTGCGTTAATTGTTTGATTGCGTTTTCTTGACCAGCAATAGCCTGTTTAGTTAGGTCAGATTGACGTTTTAAACCAGCCTGTTTTGTTTCCAAAGCACCCATTTTGTCGCCAGCTTTATCCATTGCGTTGGCTTGTGTTTGGAAGTCTTTTGCGTTATCTTTGATTTCTTGACCTAGTTTATCTAAACCATTCTCAAACTTGATAACGTCAGCTGTAGTTTTTTGCAAATCTTTTTGCATTCCGTTGTATTTGGCACTAGCATTGTTTAACTGTGTTGTTAGTGTTTTAACTTGGTTTGATTCTTCACCATATTTTGCAATAGCATCTTGACGTTTCTTACTTAGTAATTCAACTTTCTTACCTTGTAAGTCAGTAGCTGTTGCCAAGTCTTTTTCTTTTTGTTGTAGCTTCTCAATGCTTTGTCCTGATTTATCAAACACTGATAAATTGGCTTTCATTGCTGATTCTTGCTGTTTAATTGACTTGTTTAATTTGTCTAATGTATTAATGGTCTGGTCTACACCGTCAACACCAATACCAAACTTCATATTGCCAATAACCTTATCTACCATTATTCAATCTCTCCTTTTGCTTTTGCTAGGTCTGTTGGTGATAGGACAGTGCCAAAAAATGCTAATGGGTCTTGTTTCTCTTCTTTTTTCTCTTTAGTATTATCACTGAATAATTCCAATAAAAGAAGGTAGTCAGCTTCGCTAACATCATTAACGGTCCAACCACCTTCCATGTATGAATTATATAATTTGTTTAGTGATTCTAAAGATTCGTCCCAGTTAACTTCAACACCGTCCTCTAGGCTTCCTTTGAATCGTCAACTCCCATAATAGTTCCTAAGATGTTTTCTAAAACGTCTACTAAGTCGTCAGATTCAATTGAATTTTCAATTGCTTCAAATGTAACTTCTGGGTGTTCAAAGATTTCAACTAATAAGACAATCATTGAATCTAACAATTCTAATTGGTCAACTTCTACACCATTAGCCATGTCTTTTTGTACGTTTTCCATATCACGGTAATACTTCATAATACTACGCATTGTCTTAACTTTGACGCCTTTTTTTGTAATTTTGCGGTTTTTTCCGTCAATAATTAAGTTAATACTGAATGATTTTGTTTGTTTTGCCATGTTTATTCCTCCAAATAATTTTATTTACTATAGTTATTATAGCATTAAAAGCAATGGTTGTGGGTGTTGCTGAAACCAGTGAAATAAAAAAGAAGAGCTGTTACGCTCTTCTAAGTCAATTCAATTGATACACTTGTATCTGCTGGTGTCACCTGTCCTACCACAGGTGGTGTACTAGGGCAATTGATTAATATTGTTTACTTTATCAACAAACTTATCAAGTGTTAATGTTTCGCTTGAAACAGCACTCATGTATGCAAAGCCACGTGAATCTGTTACAAATGAACCTTCAATTGTTTCTGTGTTTGGTTCAGTACCACCAGATTCAGTTGTGTTCAATGCGATTTCTGGGTGGCTGAAACGTCCTTTAACTAAACCAAAGTACATTTCTTTACCGTCTGCACCGTCTGCAACAAATACTGCTGAAACGTAAGGTGCTTCTGTATCTTCACCAACGATTGCAATACCATCTTCACCACGTTTAATACCTAAAATTTTCTCATAAACGTTGTCTTTATACAAGTCAAATACGTTTAATGAAGCTGTTAACTCTCCAACTCCTTTAGCTGATACCCAAATTGGAACGTTTGACGCATAAACGGTTGTTTGTTCTGCTGAAATTCCTTGAATTGACGCTTCAATAGTACCGCCACCGCTTTTATCAATTGTGTATTTATCAACGCCAGTTCCGCCTACTTTAGGTACACTAATGATTGCTTTTTTAAATCCTACTACAGCTATGATAACCACTCCTCAATATAGTTTATTTTGTTACTATAGTTATTATAGCATACTATCATACTCTTGTGTGTGTTATGCGAATGTTATTGAGAACCCCTTGTGTGTTTTTCGTTTACCTCGTAAGACTTTGTTAACATGTCCGCTATCACCATTGTGTTCTACACAGAACTCTCTAACTGTTCTATAATAGAATGACTCTCCGTTGTTATTTGTACATATAATCCCATTAAATTTAAAACCATATATGGTGTCCATCTTTTTAAATTGTGACTCTTCTGGAAAAACTTGCTCTTTTCTCTTTTTTGATATATTATTTTTTGTAGTATCAGTATGATGTCTATTGTGCATTACACCATTACCACCAGCTGTTATATTATATCCATCAACTGTAGTGTTGTATTTTTCTATTAACTTCATTTCTAGTTCGTTAGCTTCATCTTTTGTTAATCCTTCTCTTATTATAAAGTGGTTGAATCCATCCCATCCGTATTTTTGAATTGCATTGTAGAACTTGTGTGAACTACGATAGGTAGAACCGTTACCCCACCTAGTGTTTACTTTCTGCATAGTTTGACCAAAGTATTTTTTATTATTTTCTTTGTTTATATGCAAATATACTGTATACATTTAATCACCTCATGTATACAGTATATCATAATTTTTATGATTTAGACAACTCTTTGTGTGATTACGTAACGTTTCACAATGCGACTGGCTCCCTCTAGGTCTGGTTCATATGTCTGTGTACTAAATGAACATTGTACGTTATCAGCACGCATTGTCTTATCAATTGCTAGATAGTATTTATCCAACATTGTCAAATCTTCAACCCACAAATCAACTTGGATATAGGTTGTGTAATAATTTGGGTCTGCACTTGCGTATGCGTGATAGTCCATGTCTAACTCTGTGATTCTACCTACTGGCAACTTAGGAAGTGATACAAATTCATTTGGTACCTCGTTAGTAAACCAGTTGACTTCTGGGTGTGCTTCATTAAGTATCTGCGCCACTTGTAAAATAGGTAATGTCATTTTAGAAACGCCTCCTCCATTGCTTTTATAATTACCTTTTCTATTTCATCTTGAACTTCTTTGATGGTCTTTTCAATGAAATGTTGCGGTCTTTGTGTCATTGTTCCTAATTCTGTGAAGTGAACCCTCCACGAAACTTGGTCATTATACCCAATCAACACTTCGTGTTTACCTTTACTTGCTTTTGTCATTGCTGTATTTTTCTGCATATGTTCACGTTTATACATCTGGTCTTTTCTACTGTACTTTTTACCGTTCCAATATGGTGTGCGTTTAGCAAGCTCTTGCTCTCCTATTTCTCCAGCTTTATTAAGTGCTTTTGCTGTGATACCATCTGCGTTTTTGCCAATCTTTATAAGTGCGTTGTATGCGTCTGAAAAGTCAGCATAATTCTGCTTACTCATTTCTTAACCCTCTTACATACTAATGTTGTGAAGTCACGGTCATAGCTACCTTCTAAAATGGATACTATTTCATAGTTAACACCTTTATATACAACACGCATATCATTTTGTAATTGGAAACGCTGTTCATAACGCACAACAAAATTAGTTGTATCTTCTAATGCAGTACCATATGTCTCTTTAAAATCTCTAAAATACTGCTGTTTTACGCTACACCATATACTTGCTTTGTCAACCCACGTTGTTACCCATTCAAATTTATCGTTTTTAGCTGTTGTTTTCTCTTGAATAGTGATTTTTTGATTAAGATGTTGTGTTGGTATCGCCATCAGATAACCCCCTTAGTTGCCAAATAAATGCCTGAATAGTGAACGGTACATCTTGTTGAAGTGCGCTGGTTGCTGGAACACGGTTTTCATACCAAAGAGAAACCAACATGAACTGGCAAGTCTTAAAGCGTACATCATTTGGAACTGTTTTAACCTCAATAGCACCTAAGATAAACATTGAGCTTGTATCAATTAACGTCTGAATATAAACATCGTCTGAATCATAGTCTAAACGTAAATTGTTTTTTACCTCTTCTAATGTTAACATTATCATACCTCCTTAGTTAAAAAGAGGGCTTAGCCCTCTTTTTATTTTCCAGCTGCTGCAGTTGTAGTGAATTGTGGTACATCTACTTTGCTAGATTCTGGCTTACCATCTTCAATTGCTGTTACTTGAAAATCACCTTTGCTATATAGTGTTTCTGCTGTTAAACCTGTGATTTTTACTGGTGACGGTTGTTCAGTCACAATCTTTTCACCTGTTTTCTTGTATACGTTAAATACTTTAGCCATAATTTACACTCTCCTTTTATATTTTAAAAAGAGGTAAGGCGAATGCCCCACCTCTTAGTGTTTAACTCAATTCAATTGATACACTTGTATCTGCTGGTGTCACCTGCCCTACCACAGGTGGTGTACTAGGGCAATTGTGGTGTTAATGTAATGAATTTACCAGCGTTTTTGTCTACTACTTTAGCATCAAAACGCATGAAGATTGCTAAGTATTGACCGTAAATTTCGTGGTCAATCCAACGAGCAGTAGTTTCAGCACGATTGAAGAATGTTGCAAATGCTACTGGGTCGCCTAAGAATGCCACTTTATCACCTTTGTTACCTAACATTTCATCTTTCAACACTGTTACTGGAACACCAAACAATGATTTACCAGACTGTGCTGTAATGTCAGTTTGTAATAAGTAACGACCTTCACCGTCTTTCATGATGTCAACTGCGTTGTAGAATGATTGAGTAACAATTAATTCTAAACCGTAAGCTGGGTCGAAACCAGTGTTGATTTGAGTTTTGATATCATCTAATGATTTAGCTGTTACTGCTGTAGCTGTTTTTAACAAGTTAGCTAAAACAAAGTTAGTTGTGTTTAAGCCTTGACGTTGTACTGAATCAGCAATAATTCCAGCTAAGTCGTCCGCGGAATCATCTAATGATTCTTGTGATACAACAATTTGACCACGGTAAGTTGATACGTTGTAAGGTACTTCTTCAAATTCAGGTTTTGCCAATGCTGGGTTTTTTGCCAACTCTTCAACTGTCACCATTTTTGCAGTAGTTGATTTCAAGATTGGGTATTTACCGCCAGAAGTTTTTACTTTGATACTATTCACTTTATTACGTAAGTCAACAACTGTTTCTGGTAATTTACGTGCTTTTGTGATAATATCTTCTGGAATAATTGCTTCTGCGTCTGTTGATTTAACTTGTCCGTCACCAACCGCACGTGTTTCGTTAAATGATTTTACGCTAGTTGATTTTGAAGTTACGTAGTCTAAAAAGGCACGTTGTTCTGTTACTGGCTCTGCTAACTCTTTACCATTGATTTTTACTTTCTCCATGTCAATATCTTCTCCTTTTACGTTCTCTAGTGAACGTTTTTCTTTCTTTGGTTCTTCCTTTGGTTCTTCCTTTGGTTCGTCTTTGACTTCGTCCTTTGGTTCTTCTTTAGGTTCTTCTTTAGGTTCTTCCTTTTTGACCTCGTCTTTAGGTGCTTCTGCTTTATCTTTTGCACGTTCTTTGTTTTCAGCTGGTGTTTCATCTTTCAAAGCTTCTAACTGTTCAATAACTTTTTTAGCTTCGTCAAGTTTACCTTCTGCCAACAAAGATTTTGCTTGCGCTTCTAACTCTGCCTTATTCATGCTGTAAACTCCTTTACATATTATTTTCTTACTAAAGATAGTATATCATGAACAAGGTGAGTTGTGGGCGTTACTCTTACAAGGTTGCTAGTCGTAACTGTAATTCTAGTTTGCGTTTTTCCATTTCGTTTACTTCCATGTTTTCAAGTGAGCGTTTAGCCACTGCAACATCTGTGTCGTCGTATGCTGGGATTGAAACCAGTGATATTTCAGCTAGTGTATTGATTTTTTTGATAGTTCTAACTGGTTTACCGTCTCTCCGTTCCCACTCATCTTCCGCAACCGTAAAGCCAAATGAACATTGACTAAGGTCACCACGTTTTACAAGTTCCATAACATCATTTCCAAGTGTTGTATTTGGTAACTCACAACGGAATTTCAAACCTACTTCATCAACTGATAATTGAAGTGTACCACTCTTTGTTCTTCCAAGTAAGTTGCCTGAATCATGGTTTAAAAATAATTTTACATCTTCCATATCAACACCGTCTAATGCTCTTGCGTCAATAGTCTCAATAAAACCACCTAGGTCTTTTGATGGTGTATTGAATTTTAATGCGTAACCTTCAACAATATTGTTGTCGTTTATGAACTCTTGCAGTTGTCTAATTTCCAGTTGCGTCTGTTTCATTCTCGTACACTTCCTTTTCTTCACTCTCTGTTTTAACTGTTGTTTCGCCATCTTCTAAAGGTTCATACCCATAATATGCACGAACTTCGTTTTCTTTGATAGTTGATAGTAGCTCTTTACTTGCTTTTCCACTAAATAATTGTTTGCGTCTGTCATCTAATGTATCGTTCATTAGACTTGAAAAGTCCATTTCTAAAACATTACCTGTTTTAATTGCGATTTCGTCACAGATTGCGGATTCATATTGACTAATTGTTGACGCAATATAGATGTCATTTTGTCCGCTATCAGTTGAGTTTACTAATTCCATACCAAAGCGGTTCAATGGAATACCTAATACTTTTGCGATTTGTTGCGTACTGAATTTATTTGATTGAATCAATTTCAAAATATCAGTATTCATTTTGTATTCTGTGAAGTCTGTTGCTTCATCTAAAACGATAACGCCATTACTGTTTGTGCTTCCACCGTTAGCTCTTTCAAAATCTTCACGAATTTTCTTTTTGGTTGCGTTGTCTACATAACCTTTTTTAAGTTTTAAGATTCCGCCACCGAAAACACCGTTAGCAAAGAACTTGGATAAAATCTTGTTGCCGTTTGTTTGCATTCCGATTTCATCACGTAAAGACAATAAAGGACTACGACCAATGAAACCATCTACAACTGAAATTCTAAAGTGTAAGATGTCACGTGGTTCACACCGTAACATGTGGTTGCCATAATCTAACGTTACATCATAGCGCCATTCACCTGTTGTCATATCTTGAATTAGGTTCACTTGGTCTGCTGTTACAAACTCTAATGACTTAATTGGTGAGTTATAATCATTCTCTTTTTCTCTGTGAATGATTGCGTATGAGTTACCATAAAGAATCAGCTGTGCAACCGTTGCATACATGAATGTATAATGACTTTGTTTTTCATGTGGTCGCTTGTTGATTAGTTGTAAAAAGTTTTGGTCTGCGTGTTCGTCTGGAACTTTTCTAAATAGTGATTTACCAATGTCACCACCAATGATATTTACACCTGTGAACACGTCTGAATTTTGTAATGCTCGTTCACCTGTCAAATATCCTAGGTTATCCATTCCGCTTTCAATATAATCAATGAAATTCTTCTCTGCTTTAGTCTGTGGTGCAATAAATACGCCCATTTAACTATTCACCTTCTTTCAATTCTAGGTATAATACTACTGCTGGTACTAATAATGATAGCCCTAATGCTACTAAACCAGCTACAATGCTAACAAAAAACATGCTTGTTACAAGCGCTAATACTCCTAAAACGTAAAATAGCACTACATAAATTACTGGATTTTTCATATTAAACCCTCCTATACACCTTATTTTAACACAAAACATATAAAAAAAGAGTGGTGTTTAGCCACTCTTTTAATTTATGCTAATTTACGTAATGTTTTACCTTCATCATTTAATAGATATACACCATAAACTTTAAACCCTTCATAATTATCAAGGTTTTCAATCTCAATTTCAAACGTATTTTTTCGTACCACTAAAATTTGAGTACCATCTTTCTTGAAACATTTGATACCATCTGTAAATTGTTGAGTATGTGTAATCCCATCTACATAATCTACCAACGCGGAACACGGTTCTCCTTCTGGTAATTCCTTTACTACCTTGTTAATTTGTAATAACATTTGAATCTTCCTTTCTATCTGTCTGTTTTTGTTACTATCTCTAGTACTTCTATAGTATATCATATATCCCTTACCTTGTTGGTGTTACTTAAATACCAAAGCCAAATGTACCTTGCTCTAACATGTTTTCAAAACTTGAATATCCAAAGTCATAATACATTGCTTCACTCATTGCATTTATTAAAGCGTCCAATGAATCAATCTTGTTACGATTCATTTTCTTTTCAATTGCTATGTTGTCAGCAAACTCTTTCATATACGCATTATATATCGCTGTATTGAGTAGTGGGTTGTTTTGATGTATTATATCACCTTTGTATATTGCGTCCCTTAGATACTTTGTAGGGGCGTTTAAATACTGTATCCGCTGTGGTACTTCAATTAGATAGCGTTCACCGAAAACTTCCGCTAGTCGCAAGACTGATTGTGAAGCTTGGTGACCATCATAGAAAATACCTTGTAGGTCCAAATCATATGTTTCAACAAAATCAACTATCCAGTCGCACATGTCCGCATGGTCAATCAATCCTGATTCTAACTTACTAATTGAAACGATGCCTTCATTCTCATATTGGCGATATGGTATTTTGTCCTCTTGAATTTTCTTTTCAATACCTCCAATTGATGAAATGAAACCATGTGTATTTACGAGTAACTTCTCTTCTTCTGCAATTGGTATAATCCAGCTAACCGCTGTTATATCTTTTGTACGTGATAAGTCCATTCCAATAAATACAGGACGTTTTCTAATATCATATTCTTTTGTTGCTTTGATTGCGTCCCAACTTTCTTTATCCATAAAGCTATCTTGTGAAGCTTGTACCCAGAAATTCATTTCTTTAGTTAACCAACCACTCATGTCACCTTTTGCTTTATACTCTGCCAATGAATTAACCTTATGTTCGTACATGGTTTCATACAATTGTGTATTCTCAAACAGTGGGTTTGATTTTATCCAATTGGCTTGGTCATCAACTTCGCTGATACTATCCATTTCCCAACATAAAGCAAGGTATGCGTCTGCTTCAACCTCTTCATTTAATAGCTTAGTTATAAATGGATATTCTATGCTGTGCATTGGTCCATTAAGATTTTTAGTTGTTGTACTAATAATCAAAATCAAACCTTGTGGTTGTTGTGATTGTGAACTTTCCAATACCTCAATTAATGCTGTGCTTTTTGCTTCTCCGTATTCATCTAATACACCGCAAAGTACGTCTAGTCCGTCTAAACTATCTGCGTCACTTGCTAAAGGTTTAACAGTTGATTCATCTTCTAAATGTTCAATGTCATATTTGTTTACCTTAGTAATTTTACGCACACTATCACTTGAATTTCTCAATGCTTTAAGCTGTGATTTTAACATACGGAATACAATTCCAGCTTGTTCTTTAGTATTTGCGCCAGCTACAATCTGTCTTGAAGCTTTTGGATATTGTCCTAAGATGAACTCATACAATGAAATACCAGCAACCAGAATTGATTTACCGTTTTTACGTGCTAAACTGATATATACTTTTCTGAATCTACGCATTTTATTACTCTTTTTGCGCCAACCATAGATTAATGCTACAATAAACTTCTGGAACTTAGCTAGTTTATTTGTCTTTTTACTTTTTGGGTCTGGTAACATTTCAATAAATGCGACTGGTTCATATGTTTCGCTTGGGTCGTAATAGTATGGATAAGCTGGGTCTTTTGATTTTTCTAGGTCCTTTTCATGTCGTCTAATCGCTTGCTTGATTTTATTACCTATTGGTATTTGATTATCTCTTATATAATTAATATAATCAGCTACAAAGTCTTGATTCATTTTGTATACCTCCTCATATGTATTATAGCACAAATAAAAAGACTTAGGTCATGAGTTTATCCAAAGGGGATAACAAACTTACCTAAGTCAATTGGTCGCACGACAACCGTTCTTTATACTGCACCTCATGTGTACAGTTAATGTTCAACCCTTATAGGTGGCTGGACACCATTCTTAAATGATTAAGTGTTGTTATGTGGTTGGCGGACCTTCCACATACGGACTGCCTCACAACACTTAATAGAGTTTTGCTCACTTGGTTAAGGAGGTAAGAGCATTCCTTTTTGTGTTGATTGCTACCCATCTCATGATAGCCCTTCTGGTTAGGTTTTCACACCTATGGTTGCGCTACTGTTAAGCATAGTAGTTGCTACTCCTAGTATTATTTTATACTTAGTTAAGCCCCTAGGCGGGAGCAAGCTGTCAACCATAGCCCGCTAATATTTCCGCAACTTATACCAAAGTTGTGCCTGAATGATATCACCCACTATCATTCTAAAACCTACAAATAATCTGGAAGGCGTTTTCCATAAATACATTATAACACAAAATATTAACCTTGTGTGCGCATTTTAAGCAATTGACCTAGTGGGTCTTTTGATTCATCTTCAACTTCTTTTGGTGCTACCAATTTTAATCTTGAATTGATAGTTAAACCTAGGTCATTTGTTGCACTTTTAATTTGCTTACTATAACCCATCATGGCGGTTACTTTGGGGTTCAGTTTTCCGTCCTCTGTCACTTCACCCTCAATAGAGACCTCCTCTGCTAATTTACTATATAAGTAAACGTAGTTACAATAAGAAACCAGTGTTTGTGAATCTAACTCACTAAGCGGTAATGACCCAGCAAAGTTACCAATTCTTTCCCATTCTGGATATGCACCCCTTAACAACCCCATTGGAAAATATGAAAAGTCTAAAGGTTCGTAATTATATAACTTCTCCTCTTCTTTTTTCTTTTGAAATTGTTGTTCTTGTGTTAAATTACCCTGTTGTGCATTTAATAACTTACGTGGTCTACCCATTATTTTTCACCTCCTTATATTTAAAGGTGTAACCTCCACATGTTTTGCGCTTACCTTTTAAAACTTTTACAATTGAACCATCATCAATTTTCAAATCTCTAGCGCAACCTCTAATTGAATCATACTCAATTCCATTTGAACAAATTATTTGTTTTGATTTTTGTGTTTTCTGCTGTGTTTCAATTTGTCGTTTGGTTCTTGTTCCATGATTGATATTCTCTTTAGATGTTGACCATTCTAGGTTAGATACAAAATTATTTGTTTTGCATTCATCAATATGGTTTACCTGTGGTTTGTTATCTGGGTTTGGTATAAATGCTTCTGCAACTAAACGGTGTACCCTCCTAAAGTGTGCTTTATTATCTTTCCACAATGTAACTGTCTTATATCCATCTTTGTCAATATTTTGTTTTAACCGTTTGACGTTGTTATATACATTACCATAGTTGTCAACGTAGTATCTACCTTTAAATTCTAATACATCTTTCTTCATTGTATAACCTCCTATATAATATTTAATAGTATAACACATTATATAATAGGTGTAAACTATACAACTTCAATAATTTCATAGTGGCGATTCTTACCACCTAGCTTAGTTTTGATGTCTTTAAAATAGCCAGATTTTTTACCATAAAATTTGTCTGCTTCTGTTTGCGATTTGAAGGCTCTTGTCTGCTGGGTTCGCAAATCTTTTACCATAATAGGTTTTGGAGCTGGAATAATAATCACACCTTTCATTATATATTTTAGTTTAAAAGAAAAAGTCCCTAACAATATTATAGCACAAAAACTGTTGTTTGAGAAACCAGCTTTTGTGCTGTTTGTGAGGGAAGAAATTCGTATTAGTGAGATTATGAAACAATGTGTGAAACGTTTGATATTATTAAAAAGAAACCTGTTTTGAATCGTTTTTTACGAGGGAAAAAGGCTGTTTTGAAACTTCGTTTTTAGAATTTTGTGTGAAGAGAAGGAATCTCCGATTGTAGCCACCAAAATATTGAGGGGGGGCATTAAAATTTTCAGCTACCCTCCCCTCGCTTTTGGCGCTATCCCCCTTAAAATTATTTATGGTTAGCCCTACCTGCATTTTTAAAGGAATGAGCGTGGTCCTCTTTATTGTGACAGGATTGACAAATTGATTCTAAATTATTAATATCTAAACGTTTTTCCCAACCAATTGGTGTACGTATTTCCTCCACATGGTGGACGATAGTGGCAAGCGTCTTGGTGTGGTCATTGCGTTCACATACTTCACATAATGGATTGATACTTAACTTGTATTGTCTTAATCTTTTCCATTCACTTGACTGGTAGAACTCTGCATACCTTTTGTTCTGTGGATTAGTGCGCACATACTTATTGTATTGCGTGGCACTATTACCTTTGTGCTTAGCACAGTACACCTCTGGTTGCTTTACATATTCTCTACATAAAGCAAGCTTACATTTCTTATACATTAGAATGAGTACATGTCTTTCTTAGTTACAGTATCACTAAAGGTATATGATGTCAAGTGGTGTGGTGCTGTTTGGTCTGTGCATTTCGTTGTGTCAGTATCCTTGTTACCTTGTTCTGTTAACACTCCCTCTAGTGTTCTGATGTATGCCACTAGGTCCACCTTGTTACTCTTTAGTAACTGCTTATCTGTCTTATTATATAGTTCATGTTCCATTAGTCGTTACCTCGTTTAGTTGCTTTGAATAGTACAGTGAATACAATGTTAACAATAACTAACCATGCGATTAGTGTGTGACCTGTTGCAAACAATACACCTACAATTACCCATATGATATAGATGTTAAGTGCTAACAAACCGAGTACCAAGATACTTGCTAATACAATCCCAATGATGTTTCCTGCTTCTTTATTCATAATTAATTCCTCCTAATATGTTTTACTTTACTTCTATATTATAGCATACCTATTTGTGCTTTAGGGAGTAGATTAATCATTGATAACCAATGAAATGTTCTTCATGTGTTCTTCATGTGTTCTTGATGTTCTCGATGTGTTCTCTGTTTAAGTAACCAATTGTCGCAATGAGGAACACCTATAAACGTTGATAAACCAACATTCTTAGCCTATTTTATTATAAGTGTTCTCTGTGTTCTCTGTATATTCTACTCCATCTGTAGAAAAATATATAATAGAAGATAAGTATATATATAGAATGAGTTAAAACAATGAGGAACACAAAGACCATGTAGAACAAGCCTACTCTCCCAAGGTATTCAGACGTTCTTTGTACGATTTCAACAGAGAACAAACAGAGAACAGATGAAGAACATTTCAACTGGTTTCATTATTTTTAAATTAATTTGAACAAAAGTGTTGACAACTACTATAGCACATGTTATAGTAGGTACATAAGATAACAACAAACAAATTGGAGGAATTAAAAATGACAAAAGAACAAATCAATGCAGAAGTGAAATTACAAGAAATGTTAGGTAACAAATTAGAAGTGATTCAATTAGGTAATGACATTTACATGTATCTTAATGGTGAATCATACAAAACAGCTGAATTAATTTAATAAAAATCAGAAAAGGGGTTGACAAGTTCAGCCCCAACTGATATACTAAATATATAAATTAAAGGGAGGATATAAAATGTTAGTATCAAAGAAAAAGCATGATTTATTGATTAAGAACTACAATGAGTTAGTAGATGATAGGGATAGATGGCAAGGAAGATGTATTCACCACGCAAACAACCTTGACAGAGCATACGAGGAGATAAACGAGTTAAGAGAAATGATTAGAGAGATTAAGAGAGAAAAGAATAGAGATATAAACAACCTAACATTTGAACGTGACACATATAAGGAAAAATACAAAGAATGGTTTCAAAACTTTATTAAAACAAAAGCAGAACTAGAAAAAGTTGACAAAATTGTTTTACAATATGAACAACGAATTAATGAATTGGAGGAAAAAGAAATGACAAAATATGCTAAAATTACAAAATATTTAGGACCACATAACATTGACAAAAGACTTGGTTTAGAAATTGGTAAAACATATAAAATTGTAGAATATAAGAGTCCTTTAACTGATAATTGCTATATTTATTTAAATGATGAATATCCATACTATTTCATTTCAGAAAGACAATATGAATTAGTAGAAAAAGAAGAAAAAGAAGAAACACCAACTTTTAAAACAACTATAGACTTGAAGTCTAGTGTACAAGCTAAAATTGACTCACTAACAACGGAAGCAGAACACTTATTCAAAAAGCGTGACCGCTTGGAGCAACAGGCAATTAACTTAAGCAAAAAGGCACGCAAACTTAACAAACTGATTGAAACTATCAAAGAATTTGAATAAAACACTTGACACCTACTATATCTGATGGTATAGTAGGTGTATAAGATAACTAAGGAGGAAAACAACATGGCAGTATTTGGTTTATTATTTGTAACAATTGGAATCTGGGGAACTTACAACATTATCAAGTATATTGAGGACTAGGAGGAACAAGAATGATAGGAGATTTTATATTATGGTGTAAAGAGGTATTACGTGAAAACTTTTGTATACATGAGTACGAACCATTTGGCATTTACAAATCATATAATTTAGGCGCACATGAAAAATGCAAAAAATGTGGGAGGTTAAAATGATGACAACCAAAACGAATTATCATATTTGCCTAACAAATAATGAGGTTTTCAACTTATACACAGAAGAACCAATCCTTGTAATGTATGAACAAGCGGTTGAAAATGATGAAAAGTTATTGAAATTGGAAAAACCAGAAGGAATTGAAATTGATGGCGAAATGCAATCCACATTTATCACTATTCCACTTGATTCAATCTTATATGTATTGGAGGATGCTAAATAGTGTCTGATTCAGTAAAGGTTATAGGTTCAATTTGGGCGTCAACTGATGGTCTAAATATCTACAGAATTGACCATATAGACAGACGTGGGTATTTTATCACATTATTAGACAATGAAATAAACATGGTTTCTAAAACATGGATACACAAGCAAGCCACCATGTGTGACACAAAAGCAACCAAAGAACAGAAACAACAATTTGAGGAGGAAACAAAATGAGTAGAATGAGTAATATCAGTGCAATTGAACAAGTGTTAGAAATGATTGAAGGTTATGACGAAAACGCAGAACACAACCACGCTGGCATGAAATTTATCCAAGGTGTAATTTTAGGACTTAGCATGGGTGATGTCATCACTATGGAACAATCCAGTGAATTACGTGAACGATTACATGATGTTTATAAATTGCATAAGGAGGAAACAAAATGAGAGTTGACATGTACACAGAACGTTACTATAAATTTGAAGAACCATACAACGGTGCTACAGTAACCATTGTATTAAAAAACGGTGTACCACAAATGTATGAATATGAATATAAAGATGTACACAACACTTTAGCATATAAATTCACTTGGCTATACAATGTTAAGTATATTGGTGATATTGTAAATGTATGGAATGAAAAACGTTTATTAAAAAAACTAGATGAGGTGGAAAAATGAGTAAATTAGATGCATTATTAGTGGCACTTGTATTGGTAGGGACAGCAAGTGGAATAGTGATTTCAGCAATGATTGTAATTTCAGTTCTAATGGTATTGAAACCAATGGCATGGCTTGTACTTGGATTAGGTGCAATGGTAACTATACTGATTACAATTGGTATATACCAATTTGACAAACATTATCTAAATTAAATATGCTATGATAAGGGAGAAAGTTAAATAAAACAGTTGACTTTCTCTTTTTTAGATGATATAGTAATGTCATAAGATATTTAGGAGGAATAAGAATGTTAAATGAATTACAAAAAGTTGAATATGACCAACCAGTTGAATTAAGGTTTATCAGCACGCTTGAAAAGACTTTGACGCCAAGTAAGCAATATATCAAGGCATTATCAGAATATGAGAAGGACCACAAAGAGTGGGAAGTTGACTTTAAAAATGGTGATGCGGCTAAAAATGCAGAGCCACAACGACCAGAACCAAGTTATGACGGTTTAAACGCAGAAGCCTTGGCAGTTCACATGGCTAAGGTATTACCAGTGCATGCCAGCTCCACAATCGGTTTACCAGTGGTTTACAATCATGACACAAAAATCTATGAGGTTTCAGAAGACAACCTAGAAGCTCGTTTATGGCAAAAGCTTTACAATGAGTTTATGATGGTATACACACCACACTATGCAGAAAATGCAAAGGTTGCTAACCAATTTAGAAATGCAGTCCAAAGAATGGCAAAAAATGCGCTTGCTTCTGGTGCTAACTTACCATTTAATGACAGAATGGACCCAAATAAAATTGCCTTTAAAAACGGAACATATCGCTTTAAAGAGGACACACTAAAACCAACTGTAAAAGAGGACTACCAAACAACAAGGATTGAATATGATTATATTGATAACCCTAAACACAATATAGTTGCTGAATGGATTGAGTACATTTTAGAAGAGGACGCAAAAACACTGTTTCAATTGATTGGACGTATTTTTTACCGCAACCAAGACCCGCAAGCAATGGTATTTGCAACTGGTGAAGGTAGTAACGGTAAATCTCACGTTATGGCATTTATTGAGGACCTAGTAGGTAAATCAAACACAAGTCATGCAACACTCGCTAGCTTGTCAGGTAATAACGATAAATTCGCAAGCTCTCAATTATTTGGTAAAATGGTAAACATTGAAACAGATATGCCAGCACAGCATATTAAACAAACAGGTACACTGAAAACATTATCAGGTAATGACGTTATGAGTGCAGAGTACAAAGGTATTAACAAGTTCACATTTACGAACTACGCACTAATGATTTTCACAACTAATAACATGCCTACATTTTCAGACACTTCACATGGTTTTTTGCGCCGTATTATCACATTACCATTTAACAAGACTATGGGAAGAGATAACCCAACAGATTCAATGTGGCTGGAACGTTCAAAGAATTTCACATATGAAGAAAAATCAGAGTTTATCAGCTACTGTTTACAACAATATAGAAATGTACTATTTGGACTAAATGGAGAAACCAAAGGACACTTCTGGACCAGTGATAATGCAAATAAATTGCGTGATGCCTTTATCCAAGGAAATGACACAATGGCAAACTTTATTGACATGAACGAAATTGAGTTCGTGGAAGATGAAAACTCATTTATCCCAACAAACGAATTATTAGAAGCATATAACGATATGTTAGTTAATGAAGGACTAATGACCGTTTCAGCTCGCAAGTTTGTGCCAGAACTACAACGTAAATCGCAGAACATTGTATTAAACAGAGTTAAAAAACGAGTTAATGGTAGACCACAGTATGTGTTAACCAATATTAAATGGGCTAACAACTTTACTGAAACAGATAATATTTTTTAAAAATAATTTAAAGAAAGTTGACTAAAACAGTTGACTTTCTTTTTTTCACATGCTATACTTAATTCATAAGTTAAGAGGAGGAATTAGACAATGACAACTAAAGAAAAATACGAAAACAAATTAAAAAGATTAAATGAAAGATTTGACAAATTAAAATCAGAAATGATTGAAGCATACGACAAAGGAGATAACGAAAAAGGACATAGCTTGAACGACAAACTAGAAAACATATTAGATGTAATTCTACTAACTGAAACAGTATTAGAAAATTTAAAATAAAAATCAGAAAAGGGGTTGACAAGTTCAACCCCAACTAATATACTAAGTACATAAGTTAAAAGGAGGAAAACAAAATGGACTTTCAAATTGGAACAGTAAAGAAAACACAAGGACAAGTAAAGAAACACGCTTCACAGTTTACACATAAGGAAGAAGAACAAGTATACAACGCACGAGAGCGTGTAAAAGACTTATGGTTAAAGCGTGGTATTAAGATTGGTTTTCACTTACAAGATAAAATCAGAAATGGTGAAACTAAATTTTCATATGAAATGACAATGAAAACCATGTTGAGTAGTACAATTGTAGAGTATAACGAAACAGGCGCAGACAAGCGTATTTTACTACGTTCACACTATTCAAAAAACAAAGAAGTACAGTGTATTGTTGTGTCACTATTAAGTGGTAAAGTAATTACAAGCTATCTAAACAAAGTAGAGGACGTTCACAAGACACTTGACCCAAGACGGTATGACAAAAATTTAAAAATTAATTTACCAAAACACTTGACAAAGTAAAAACAATCATTTATACTAAGTATATAATCAATTAGGAGGAATAAGTAAATGAAACATAAAGGATTAATTATTGGATTGGCAGTAGGATTAAGTTTTTCAGGAAGTACAGCAATGTTGGCAAACAACTTAAACAAGCAGAAATTGAATGAAGCTAAACAAGAATTACACTTATACAAAGAATTGAACGAACGTCAACAAGATATTATTTTAGAATATAAAGTTGTATCAGGAATTGAAGTATCAAGTATCACTCAATCATTAGATAATGAACAATTAATTAACGAATTAGAAAAACGAATTAACAAATTGGAGGATAAATAAAATGAATGAAAATATGGAAGTTTTAACGGCAATTTTAGTGGCAAATTTAGTAGGTATTTTAACAATTGTATTCACAACGTCAAGTGACGCTGGTTTAGTATCTTGGTTAGTATCATTCGCATTAACATTCTTAGCAATTCAAACATTTACGGAGGTTGAATAACATGAATTTATTACAAGCATATGAAGTGGTCGACAGTCATTTTTTAGTAGTGAAAGAATCAAATGGTATGACTGCACTAGTAATTGACACAACAAGTGATAAGTCAGTAGCACGATTATTTAATAAGTATAATGAGTTGACAAAGGTATTAAATATCAGTTACAACGAATCATGGGGCGGAATTGAATTAGTGATTGGAGAGGAAGAATAAAAATGAAAACAGAACGCATTATTGCAATTGATAATATTTTGAGTGAAATGGAAAATAATTTCAGAACTAAAGGTATTACACAGGAAGAGATGGAAAAATATTTAACATATGGTACGTTAGCAATGTTAGGACTATTCAGCCAACAAGGAATTGACGTAGAAGAAGGTATTGAACTTATAACAAATATGTTACAAGGTAATAAAAAAGGTGGTTCAGTACGTGAAACAAGAAGCTAAATTCAGTAGAAAAGTTGTAGATTATTTGGAATCTAAAGGTGCAGTAGTAAACGTCAATACGGCAACCATATATGACCGTGTTGGTCGCTCTGATGTTGAAGCGTGTTACGAAGGTCACTATATCGCGTTAGAACTCAAAACAGGTAACTACCAACCTGATAAATTACAGATTAGATATTTACAAGATGTTAGGAATGCTGGTGGGTATGGACTATTATTAAGAGACAAGTTAGATGATTTGATTGAATTATTAAATTATTTAGATAATTGGGATGAGGTAGACTATATTGAGCCTGATTTACCAGAAATAAATTATGACGAATTGGAGATTGACTATGATTGAAGAATGGAAGGATATTAAAGATTATGAAGGTTTATATAAGGTAAGTAACTTAGGTAGAGTTAAAAGTAACTATAAAGGACTAGAACGACTATTGAAACCACTTTCTAAGAATAACGGTTATTTATTTGTAATTTTATATAAAGATACCAAACCTACAAAATATTATGTCCACCGCTTAGTAGCAAAAGCATTCATTCCAAACCCAGAGAATAAACCACAAGTAAACCATATTGACGAAGATAAATCAAATAACATGGTTTCTAATTTAGAATGGGTAACAGCTAAAGA